ATGAAATCACCGATTCAAACGGTAGCCCTGGACTTCGGGGCAGGGAATTTTAAGATGTTCGGCCCTGATGGAGGCGTCGTTATCCCTTCGCACGTGGCAGCGTTCTCCGGCGATCAAATCGGAGAAGTGGCGGGAGTTCGCAGCGTGGCCGGATCCACCCGGATCTCGATAAACGGGTATCGGTTTTACGTTGGCCGCAATGCTCACGCCTTCGGCCGGCCCGTCGAAAACCTCGACGACGGACGGTTCGCGGCCGGGACACCGGAATTACGGGCGCTCACCTACTCCGCGCTCTCCAGCCTCACCCAGTCCCAAATCAACATCATCGTAGGACTGCCCCAGACCACCCTGGCCGGGGCTCAGGCCAGGACAACGACGGAAGGGCTGCGGGACTGGCTGACGGGAACGCACACCTGGACGGTCAATGATACCGAACGCGCCATCGACGTGCAAAAGGTGACGATCTCCAGCCAGGCAGCCGGCGGGATGTTCGATTACCTGCTCGACCAGGACGGAAAGTTTCTCCCCGAACGGAAGGCCCGGTTCCGGGAAGAGATCGGGGTAATCTCGATCGGGATGAATACCATCGAATTCCTGGTAGTAAATGGGGGGGAATCGGTGGGGCGCTTCTCCGGGAGCGTTACAGCCGGCGTGCGGAGGCTACTGGAACTGGTCGATCCCCGGGGAATGTACTCCAGGGGCGAACTCGACACCATGCTCCAGGCAAAAAAGCTCGACGTGAAGCCCGCGCTTCCCATCTGGGGGGCAGAGGTGGCCGGGCATGTCGAACGGATCTGGGGGCGCGACCACCGTCGCTTCGCCGCCATTGTGATCGTGGGAGGAGGCGCCGTTCTTCTTCGTGAGGAGCTCGTCAAACTTTTCAACGGCAAGAGCTTCTTCCCCGACGACCCGATCCTGGCCGTCTCCCGCGGGCTCTTCAAACTGGCCTTGATGAAGGGGAAGTAAAAATGGGTCGCCCGCGCCGCGCATCCAACATCGTCGTCCACCAGGTCAAGCTTTGGCTCGTTCCTGGGCAGGATGATGATCTCATCGAATTTTTTGCGGGGCTTACCGAGGGCGGCAAAGCGGCAGCGGTCAAGTCGGCCATGCGGTCGGGAAATATCGCCAGCTACGAAAACTCCGAAGATGACGATATGGAGGCCCTGTTAGATCAGTTCGTTTTGTGATGCACTAAACCCAGCGCGGGTTTAGTGCATCACAAAAAAAAGCGGCTCTCCTGCCGGGGAGGGCCGCAGGGCAGGAGGGGTCAAGTCTTCTCTGCCCACCAAGATTATAGCACGCGGAGGGAAATATGAAAGAGCGGACCACTCAGCAGGTGGCATTATACCTTGCCGGAGGTTTGCTTGTGGCCGGTATCGTGATCGGGCTGCTGGTGGCCGTTGCGATCGGCGGCGGGGCGCGCTGGCTGGACTCCGACCAGCGTGCCCTGGGCCTGGAGCGCGATCAGGCGCTGCAGGGGCTGCGCGTGGCCACCACCGCAGTCACCGAGTCGGCCCTGGCCGGGGGTCTGGTGGGGAGCATCATAATCGGGTTGTTTTGGCTGGAGCGGCGCTCCCGCCAGGTCTATGCAGCCGGCGGATTGTTTCCGCTCCTCCGGCTCCGGCCGGGCGAAACGCTGTACGATCCCAACCGCGCCGCCGGCGCCATCCTCCGCATCACCGCCGACGGGCACATCGTGGAATCTCTGGCGTCTCCGTGGTCGGTAGCCGGGGCCCTGGAAGTGCAGAAAGCCGCCGCGCTGGCCACCAGCGGATCAGAACTCCGCATAGACGCCCCGGCCTTCCGGGACCAGGCCGACCAGGCACTGCCGGCGGCGGAGCCGATTGTAGATCTTCCGGGAATTCCATCCCTGGTAAATCTTCCCGATCTTTTCATCGGAAAAAATCCAAGCCTGGAAAGCCTGGTTATTGGGGTTGGGAATTCCGGGCCAGTTTCGCTCCCCCTACATGATCTAATGCATATGCTGGCTGTGGGGGCCAGCGGGTGGGGGAAGTCTACCTGGCTGCGCAGCTTGATCTGGCAACTGGCCCAGGTGCCTGAACCGGTTGAGGTTATGGCCATTGATATCTCAGGATCGGAATTCAATATCCTCCACCAGTGGGATCGCTTGCGGTACCCGGTAGCCCGGACAACAGATGAGGCCGAAGGATTACTGGACCAAATCAGAAACGAGATCGGGCGGCGAAAGGCCCTTTGGGAAAAAGTTCCCCTGGCCAGCAGCCTCCCAGAGTACAACGAATTGACCGGTGAAAAACTTGCCCCCTGGATCTGCTTTGCCGATGAGCTCACAAACTTGATGAACCAGGGCGGCGTCATCCGCCCTTTCCGTGAAACGGTCCAAACTGCCCGCCAGTATGGGCTTTTCATGGTCGTTTCCGGGCAGTCGGTCGTTTCGTCGGTCATCGACACGCAAACCCGCGGTCAGTTTTCCACCCGGCTTTGCTTTCATGCCGAGCCGAGCTCTAGCCGGGTCGTCGTCGATGATCGATCTGCAGCGCGGATCGGAATAAAGGGCCGGGCCATCGCGCAACTGTTCGGAATGCCCCGCATGGAAATTCAGGGTCCCTACGTTTCCAAATCCGATCTGGCAATGGTTCTTTCAGACGGAGGCCCACGTCGCCCGGCTCCGACCCCGGCCCCCACTCCTGCCCCGGTCATAGACGAAACCGCCCGGCGGGTCTGGGCAATGCACAATGCAGGATCCTCAGACACGGCCATTGCCCGGGCTGTGTTCGGATATGGAAATTCGCACTACATAGATCGAGTGCGAGACATCTTACAACAACAACACAACGGCTGAGTGTTGTAGGGTTGTTGTTGTTGTCTTTGTTGTGTTGTTGTAACGAAAGGAGCAGGATGAATGCAGGAGCGACGTTTATGCTTTTGATTATCTCGATGGGGATCTACTTCATCATCGACGCCTGGACATCTCCCCCTCCACCGCCACCGCCTCCACCCACCATCAACGTGAAATTGGTCTGAAAACATCAACCCGGAGGGCAGTATGAATAGCACAATGGTCTCGATAGATCCCCGACAACTTTGGAACCAGGCCCTGGGCGAATTAGAGTTACAAATGACCCGGGCAACCTTTGACACCTGGCTGCGAAACACCCAGGGGATTGATATATCGGACGGGAAATTGCACGTCGCAGTTTTGAATACCTATGCGGTGGAATGGCTGAACAACCGGCTGGCCTCCGTCGTGGCCAGGACTGTAAACCGGCTGGCCGGGCAAGAGATCCCCATTGAATATATCGTCCAGGAACCAGGCGCGCCGGCGATCGCCGCTGCAAAGCCCACCACAGCCCCTTCACAGCCCACGCCAGAGCAACCTGACGACACTGCCGAAACGCTGCGCCGGCTGCTGGAGCAGATCACCGACCCGGCCGCCCGGGAGGTAATCGAGGGACAGATCGCCAGGCTGGCCGGAGGAGCTGGCGCAGCGCCGGAGCAGCCCACATACTCGTGGATCCAGAAATATGGCGGCATCGACCCGAAGACCTGGGGATACACCCAGGTCGCCAACTACGCCTACAAATTCTGGCAGCCCGTGATGAACCGCCAGATCCGCGCCACCTTCTCTGTCTACCTGGTCGTCAGATCGGCCTACAAATCCGCCGACGGAGAGTGGACAACGCCGAAACTCTGGGCGATCGAAGAGCTTGCCCGGGCGGCCGGATGTGGACGCCAGTCCATCACCGGAGTCAGCCGGCGCTGCGCAGAAGACGCCCAGGGCGCCGTGCTGGTCCATCCGGAGGATCTGGACGGGAACCAGGCCGAAAAAGCAGTATGGATGGCCTACCGGCCTGGGGCGCTGGATGTGCTACATGACTACGGGCTGGCCACCGTCGATATCCGGGGCAGCGGCCGCCACACCACCTACTGGATCTCGGTTAAAGTCTCGCTCCCACTGCTCTCTCCCGGCCAAGCGGCAACGTTGCCGGCATCACTCCAGGCGGAGCACTCCAAGTTCCTGGAGGAGCATGATATCCCGGCTGAGGATTGGAAAATGGTTGTGTAAAAGCACAACCATTGTTATGCAAATACATAACCAGCGTTGTGTAAATGCATAACTCCGGTTGTGTAAATACACAACCAAAACATAACCGGCCCGGCCGGTTTTTTTAATCGGAACGTTAAGTGTGTACTCTGCAACGCAAAACACAACGGGCTTATGTATTCTGCACCACAATACACAAGGGCCTTGTGTATTTACACAACACGGTTGTGTAAATACACCGACCAGGAAGGGACAAGATAAAGATAACATTCAGAAACATAAGTATTGATATTTATCTTAATATCTGATCTTCTTTCTTTACGTCTCAACCCGAAACACAAACACAGAAAACTCCAAACGGAGGAATTCAAATGCCATCAATGCAAACGGTTTACGGTAACCAAGTAGTCGCCGAACTCGTTCTGTCTGGAAAGAAACCCACAAACCTGGACTTCGTTAACATCAGGATTGCGGCCGCCACCTACATAGATGAAACCCGGAAGGAAAAAATCGGCATCATTCCGGCATTCGATTTTGCCGCGATCGTCATGGCCACCTGGCCGGAGTGGGTCAATGAGCGATAACGACGAGTCCGAATTTCGCCCGGGTGACCAGGTCCTTTGGGGAGAGTCCGGGGCTGGAAAAATCTCCTATCTATCGCTGGACGGAACGCGGGCCTACATCGTAGACCTTCACGGCCAGCCATGCACAATCCCAACGGAACGCCTTATCAAACGCACAAATCGCCATCTTAAATCTGAGGGCGGCATTATCCAGTCAGGTAATTCAAGCGGAGGAACCGATGAGCACTAAATTCTATGTTGTTGAGGCCGGGAAATGCCCGGAATGCCATGGGGAGCAATTTACCGGAACGCGCCTATATTGCGAGGTCTGTGATTCAACATTAACTTCCGATGATATTAAACCCGGCTTGCATATTATGTCCTGCGGGCACGATAGCAGCTCGTTACGGGAAGAAGACACTATCTGCTCTACGTGCGAAGGCGAGGGAACGATCCGCCGCGAGATCCCGCTGGAAGAAGCGCTGAACACATTGCGAAAGCAGTCCACAATGAACCAGGATATCGATACCATCATCAAACAAAACGAACGGCTCAAGGGACTGATCAGTGATGTTGCCGACCGAAGTTACATCTGCCCCTGGTGCGGTCACGCCCGGGGAGAGCATACCAAAGACTGCGAAGCCCTTGAGGTGCTGCGATGAACGCCAAAACCATCGATGCCCGCCATCTCCGGGCCAGTAACGTGAATTCCTTGCTTTGTTTCATAGCGGAACGTGGACAACACTTCTTTGAGCACAACAACAAAGTGTCCCATTTTGAAATCGATGAGGATGGGAAAATATCGTGGCTCGATGAGGGAACGCTGGAACGCACAACCGCAGTGCGCTACCTCGAAAGCTGGAACCATTTCAGTGAAGAAGAACAGATATTTTTTTTGGTAAAGGATCTTTGGGATCACATTGCAACAGGTGACCTAGTTGACCGTTTGCATTTTGGTCCCTGGCCGAAGTTTTTCCATAATGGAGATCCCTGGGGCTATGGCCTTGAAACCATGGCCGATATCCGAGACGCAGCCGCCGTCCTGGAAATTATCCCTCATGCAGATCCGGCAAAGGAGCAATAGAATGAACCACTACGCGGGAGCAAGCTGGATTCAAGGTCAGATTGAACATGGTCGTTACAAGGGGCCTTTGTCGCCTATCGGCCGGAAAGCCGCCACCATTCTGGGAGATCTCTATCAGGGAATCTACCACATAGAGGATCAGGCCCAGAAGGTCAATTGGAGCAATCCGGATTTTATTACCATCGTTGTCTATAAAAGCCATGGGCTGGCAACCTTCGACGGCGATCAGCTCACGCAGCTGGTGCTCATGGCTCACCTTCTGAGCGTCAGGGTATCGATCGAGCCAGCGAGTCCCCGTCATTTGCGCTTGGTCTTCGCCCACCGGACCCGCGAGGGGGATCTGTATTTCCGCCACCCGGGCCTTTCTGAGGCTATCGAGATGTTCAATGCCCACTATGGCGTCGATGTGCTCAAAGACGACCTGGCGGATGAGCAATGAACATCCCCATTGATCCGACAGAAATACACGACGAACTCAGCCCGGTCGCCCGGTACGTCAAACGCAGCCTTACCGAGCAGCTGCGAGAGGCCCTGGGGGCAACCTGGGACGAGACGACAAACCAGGCCGCCGAACGGGTAGCGGAGGAGCGCAACCAGGCGCTGCAGCGGGAGGCCGCGGCGATCGCCGGCATTAAAGCGCTCAATGACGAATTGCAGCACATATACGCCAGGCTGCACGACGCGCTGTCAGCGTCCCGTGAGCGCGCCCTGGGCCGCGTTGAGCAGATCCTGGAAGAGATCCTGGAGGAATAGCCATGAAAAACAGCGGTTACAACTACATCGGGCGGATGCCGGATTGCCGGTGTTGCGTCGCCGTATGTGTCGATAACGGCGATAAGCGCACCGCGAAAAACATCTCTGATTTCATCACCAGCGGCCTGATCGTTGAACGAGTCAGCGATCAGGATTACCAGGAAAAAGTCTGCAAAGAGCCGGGTTTCTTCAAATGTCCCCACCAGGCCCCCGCCGCCGGCGCTACGCAGGAAAAGCTCTTTTGAGGCATAGATACGTATCAAATCGGTTCCGATAATCGGCGTTATCGGCAACTGACAGAAAGAAAGGAGACCTATGGGAAAGCGATGTGGTTGGATGAGGAAAAACGAATTCAGTCCTGTTGTGAAGCATATGCTGCAAGCGTTCGAAACCGTTTTTCACGAGCATACCAATGGATACACGGTTACCTATTTCAGGGATGATGCCGTGTTTGTAATGGTCAACGGGTATCTGAATTGTTATTATCTGGCGCGGATGGTTTGCCAGTTCCCTGAAATCGGTTTCGACGTAGAGGCGGCAGCGCCGGGATATGTGATTCTGCGGATGTTCAGCAATGCATACGAGATCAAAAACAACGAGAGCCGGCTCCCTGAAATTCAAACCCCGGTAGAAATCCATCAATGGACCGAGACCACAGGGGTCAGAGTTCGCGCTGATGCAAAGCATGGGTGGTGAAAAATGTCACTTTTTGAAAAATCGCAGTATTGCAAACTTTGTGGTGAATATAGCTACGGCCCCTGCAAGTGCAAGGAGTTCTACTGCACGATTGATGAGCCGGAAACGATTGAAGACTGGGAGCACGACTCCGACAAGATCAACGCCAAAAGCGCTGGCTCCGCTGCCGTCAAGTTTTGCGAGCGTTCAGACATTGACGGGTGGTTTGAGGGTACGCGCACTGTTTTTGTTCGACTGGGGATTGATGGGGCAATCAAACGGATCGAAGTTGAATCATGGCTGGAGCCGTCGTATGAGGCGTCAGAGGTTGTTGAGTGGGTGGCAAAATGAAAAACGAAGACCGTGACATTACGATTCTTAACATCTCCAGCATGCCCTGTTTTTGCGTGGTGTTGAAACGCGCTGTAGATGGTTCATGGGAACCGGCTGGGCCGTTTTCTACTGAGAATGAAGCTATTGCTTTTCACGATACGTTGCCGAAAGACATGGAGAAGGTCATCATCCACTATAAGGCCCATTGCGGATTTGCTTTCAAGGACGAGGAGTAATTCTATAGGCCTTTTGGTTCCGATAATCAACATTATCAGCGGCCCGATCGGGGAACCGGCCGGGCCGCTGGAAAGGGGAAATACGGTGGGAAAGAATGTACCGGTTATCGTTGGAGCATTTTGGCTTTTGGTCGTAGTGGTAGCAATTTCAATCATCATCAGTCTGTAGAAAGGAAAATCATCATGGACCAACACGAAGCCCTTTACAAAAAGGCCATTGAGGCTATCTATGCAGTATTTGGAGACACTTCTGTTTCCAAAGAAAGAACCGAAGAATCCCTCAATGGGATGATCGAAGAGATTGAGGACTTGCGCTCTACCTTGAATCCTGGGAAAGGCTGGTTGCCGGACGATGGGGGGCCGGATGATCCGGATGAACAGCTTGATCTTGACGACGACTGAACCAAAGGGGGGCCACACCGGTGGCCCCCCTTTTTTGTTGCGTTTTAGGCGCAGGGTTTACGACCGGTGGACCCTGGTGCCGGCATGTTCTCAATGGCGAACATATCCCCAGTTTATCCCAACCTGTGGATAACTATTGCAAAACAATAATCACCGGTGCTCTCGATCGTTCCAAATAAATTCCCCAGGTACACCGGGTACACCAGGTAGTAGATATTTACAACGCCGTGACTACCCGGGTCCGTTCATCGGTTCATCGATGAATGAATCGAGGCAATGTCCACCGGTGGACGTGGATAGAGCGCAGCTGCGGCAGCAGATCCGGACCCGCTGGCCAGCAGCCCCATCACCGGCCCGGGCGCCGTGGCCACCGCCCGACGGCAGGACGCAATGCCGGCAGTGGGGGGAACAACGGGGTATGGAGGAATTCACAACGGTCAGGGCGGAGGATCGGCAGTGGGACGGAATGCCGGATTGCCACGGGAGGTCGGAGCTGCGGGAGAGGGACAAGGCAAGCCGGCCCGGGTGGTGGACCTGGGCCGGCTTTGAATACGTGCGTAATCGCTATTCCGTCACGTCGGGAGGAGCGGCCGACGCCGGCTGCGGGTCGATGCGCACCAACGCCAGCTTTCCCCCCTCAACCTGCTGGAAATCCCACTGCCCATCCTGGCCGGCAGCGCCGGCGTAGGCAGTAGCCAGCGCCTGGAGGCTGTTTTCAACCAGGCCGACCTTTTGTAGCAACTGAGCCCGATCCTGGGCCAACATCATCACGGGTAAAGATTGGCCATCGGTCAAAATGATTTTGTTTTCCATCGCTTTTTCTACCTTTCGAGTTCTGTTTTGTTTAGACATAGTATCCCCACAACTGCAAATAAACCCCGGTGGCATTGGCGCCACCGATTACAACCTCGAAATCCCCGTTGGAGTCCACCGGTACAACCGCCGTCATTTCAACGTACCCGGAAAGATACGATTTTACAATGGCTGTGAACTCCGTCGCTCCATTTGGACGTAAACCGGCGTAATATCCGGTATTTGTTGCGCCCCAATTGGCCGCCAGCCGGATTAAAATTGCCTTGACCCCGACCGGAAGACTCCAGGGGCTGGCCGAAGTGTCAATGTCGTAGGTCCCGATATTTTTCGCGTCGCTATCCCAATCGGTAGACGTTTTTGGCGTGGTGAGCGGGACAAAGATATACCCTGTTCTCAATGCCCCATCCTGCATTTTCCTCAGGTCGCCCTCATATTCAACATTGTTGTCGCCGGGTATAGTTCCTGTTCCACCAACATACAAACCCCGTCCTACTCGTAGATCGTGCGACGTAGAAACATAGGTTGCCGCGTTCAATTCTATGGCTCGTTTAACTGAGGAACTGAGAATGTTAATGCGCGCCTCTACAGAATTTTCAACAGCGACCAGCTCGACTGTACTGGCCCGCCCGGTATATCCAGTCGCGGTCATCGAGATCCGGGTGTCGTGCGCGTTCGCTGAGGCCGCCGTTGCGAACAGTCCATTCTCCGATGCCGTCAACACGGAATAAAGCTGGCCGTAGGTGGTTCCACCGGTGGAGAATTTTAAAGCCCGAGAGGCTGCATACGTCGTACTGGGAACGATGGTGGCTCCATCGACATCTAAAATCACGACTCCAGCGCCGGCGTATAGTTTCCCGTCCGTCGCGTCTATTTTTACCTGATAGACGTTTGACAGTAGCGAGTAAAACCCGGTCCGGTCCATCCAGAAACCGGTGCCGGAGGCGCTCGCCGTCGGCGGAGTCGCGCCGATCGCCAGCGCGCTCCCAGTTCCGGGCAACCGCAATTTGCCGAGGATATCGGCATTACCGGCCTGGTCCAATTGGATGACCGTGGTAGCCCCAGAAAGTAAGCGCAATCCGTTGGTCGGGTCCCAGGTCATCGACCCTTTTCCCGTCGCATACTCTCCGAACGCGGCCCCATATGTAGGCGCGGCATATCCCCAGTTCCCGTTCAGATCCCCGAGTCTCATCAACTCGGTCTTTGTATTGTAAGTGGCCCCCTGGGTCCAAATGTTGATCCTGGGTGTATCGTAGGCGTTCGCCTCGATCCACCCGTCACCAGCCACACCGATCACCCAGAACGGCGCGCCGGCGGGCCAATCGTTGGCCCCCGACCCGTCGAGGTTCCTGGTCACGTTGTACGTGGTCCCACTGACCAGGCTAAGGACTTTTACATACTCGACCTGCCCCAACCCGCGAAAAACCACAAAGCTGTTCAACGCGACGGCCTTCCCGAAATTGATGGTGGTCGCAGCCGCAGCCAGCGCCGCCGGCAAAACGCCCTCATCTTTGCCCACGATGAGCCACCCGCCCAGGAGCGTTACCGTATTAGCCGCGAACAAAACCGTGTCGAACTCCGAAGCGTAGACTTTTCTCCATAGTAAAGACGCGCTGCCCAGATCATAGGTATCCGTCGCCATCGGATAATGATGCCCCGTTTTTAGCAACCCGGCGTTGCTCATGCTGGCCAGTAGGCTGGCCCCGTTGTACCACTCAGTGATGGTGGCAGCCGTGCCGTTGATCTTGAGCGGGAGCACGTCGGGGTCAACTGACTCCAGGTGCAACAGGTCCGTTGCACCTGGGTTACCAGTGTGCTGGTGAATATGCACCAGGTCCCCCACGAATGCGCCGGTGGCTTCTATCTCAAAGGCTCCATCATACGTGGGGGCTCCACTGGGGTTTGTATAGCTGAAGGCCAGCGATTTATTCGCCATATTGAACGTTTTACTCGCCGCCGGCGCTGCTATCTCATCCAGCGAAATTCCAGTGATCGTTCCGTTGAACGTCACCGCACCGTTGAAAACATGGTCGCCTGACCATGTGGGGCTGATGCTCACATCCAGCGCGTGCCGATGATCCTCACGCGCCGATTTCGTGGCCACGCCGACGGCGGCCGCGGTCAGGCTCACCGACAACGGCGATGCAGCTGCAAAATCTACCGCCAGGGTCCGGTCGGCCGTGAGCAATCCGCCGCCGGTGAGGCCGGAGCCGGCCAGGATCGACCGGTTGAGACGTTCCGCCATGTAGGCGCTGCGCGTTCCGGCGCCGTCGGCGCTGGCATAGATCGTATGCGAGTCGGCCAGCAGGTGGGCGTCATAGGTCGATTTAAACGCCGACACATCGACGCCATCGATCGTTACGCCATCCACTACCGTCAAATTTCCAGTCAGCGATCGAGACCCATCCCGCAGCAGGAACTGCGGGGCCTGATCGTCGGCCAGCTGGCCTGTGTGCAATGGTCCATTTAGCGCGTGCGCCGCGTCGCTGGATTCCGTAATTGCCTGCCGCTGCCAGCCAATCACATATGGCTTTATTGCCTGAAGAATTTCTTCAACTGTCATAGTTCGTTCCTGATCCTCTCTTCTTTGACGTGAATTCGCCCCGATCGGGCGTTGTAAACCACGTCTTCGATGAAAAACACAGTAGGGTCGGCCTGCCCACCGACCCGCATTCCGGCCGGAAGCGCATCTTTCAGCCGCCCCCACACTCCGGCCGGCACGATGGTCGGGAGTTCGTTGTCCATCAGATCAGTGAAGCTCCCGTCAGGTTTAATGAACACTCCGCTGGTCGCTGTTTTTTCCGGCTGGGCATAGATGCGCACTGCCCGGTCGCGGGTTACCGTGGCCAGTATCCGCGTGCCCGTCGATGTGCCAGCCCGGGCCAACTCTGAAACCACATCGAGGGCGCTGTAGTCGCCGTCCTGATACGGGCACGAGTAAACTCCTGATGCAACTTCGAGCGAAACGCTGGTCACAAACTGCCCGGCGGCAATAATTGTCTGCAACTGCGTAGTGGTTTCGACGACTCCCCCAACCACAAAACTCATATCGGCTGCCGGAGAACGCGCCCCCCAGGTGCTTCCGTTGTAAATAAGCAGGCTTCCGTCAGGATACGAAAGCGCCGTATCAACCGATAAAATTGCATAATTTGAGGCGTCGTAGCTTCCCGATCGCGCCACCACAAGCCAGTAAGTTACGCCTGGCGTGATAGCGACGCGGGAATTCAACGTCCCTTCGATCCATCCGGCCGTCGTCGCTATGCTGCTCATGGCGATCGTGGCAGAGGCCAGCAGCGTTCCCGGCTCACCAGCATTGTCGGAGTGAATGGCCAGCGTCAAATTGTCCGCCGGCGACCCGACCCGGCGCACCCGGACCTTCACCGTCTGCGCACTCCAGCCGGCACCGGAAATCGCAAACGATTGCGCGGCGCGCTGGTTAGTTGACAAACTTCCAATGATCTGATCGGCATCCCCCGAAACCTCATTGGAAGCCCGGCCGGATGAATTTGCGTAGAATTTCCATCCCAGGGACGACCACCACCCCGATAATTCAATCTCTGCAGTCGGACGCGCTGCCGGATCTGCCTGAAGTTCGACGGTAGGCGCTGGATAGGCCCATTTTGCCAGCAGTGTCGCCACTGCCGCCAGGGCCTGGGACTCGGTGGCCTGTGATATTGATTTGCGTCCCTCTTTGGTCCCATAATCTGCCACGCTTAAATCATCCTGGACCCAGGCAGTGCTGGCCCGGTCCCCAACCGTGCCGGCGGCCGTAACATTGGCATATGTCACCTGGATACGATTGGTCATACTGTCAATCGAGACCCCGACTTTTGCCATTCCTGCGGCAACATTGGCCGCTGAGACGAATCCCCACCAGATCGGGTTGTAATCATCCCAGACTTCTACAGGGCACCGCAACAGATCAATGAGTGACCATATTTCAGCGGCATTGTCACTGGAGGCGCTGACCATTCCCAGTTTCGATCCTCCCATAGCCGACCAGCGCAATTCCTGAACTGTCAATTCGGCCAGCGGCTGCGAAACGCGAGTCGTAAAATTCCGATTGAAAAACATAACCCGCAGGCTCATAGCGATCTCCGGCGTGGCCTGTAGAATATTTGCACCGTTCCAGTTCGGGACGGATAGCTCGTTCCATCCGCGGTGATATAGAGCCGCTGATCTCTCCCTGGATGCAGCTCGATCTTCCCCCCATACGCCACCGAATATCCACCCAGTTGAGTGTGAATTGTGTCCTCGATCTGATCGTCCTCCAGGGTGTCGTTGTACGGAATCCCATACCCGGCATGTACAATATTCCGCCAGGAGTCCAGCGGGCAGAGCTGGAGATAATCAATAGATACTGTTGCTGCGCCGGAGGGGCGCTTCGTCCATAGCTCGAGGTAGAGGTTTGCCGTCGGGCCGGTATCTGTGACCAAATACGGTGGCAAACGCAGGACCCCCAGCGACTCCAGGTTATTGTTTCCAGTGATCCAGACCCACGGGGTTTCTCCCACTATCGTAACCAGGCTGAATGACAACTTCAGCTTCGCCCACATTCCCCCGATAGAAAAACGCCCGGCAATCTGCATAATATTGCTGCCGATCAGTTCCAACGTTTCTCCTGTCAAAATCCAGGCCATTGCACGCGATTCAGTGACCGCGACGCTGCCCTGAATATATTGTCCGTTGCTGTAAGATCCATAACTCGGACTCACAGGTAGCACGCTGCCGCCCCCCACTGCCGCCTCACCCTCTAACATGCAATTCAGATCGCTGGGTGAGCTGTGCACATTGAGCATCAAAAAAATGTTCTGTGTCGTAAAGGTCACGTTGTTGTACGTATTTTTATAGAGGAACTTTATAGGAGCCGGAAGATCGCCCTCAATGCTGGCGCCGTCGATATCGACGAAGCCGTCACGTCCGGACTGCGAGTCCGTAATGAGATAAACCAACAGAGGGTCAGTCGTCGCCGTCCCGTTGCGATTACTCAGGGGAACGGCCGTCAACGGCCCTTCCCACCAGGGATCATGCTCAACGACGATTTTGACGCGGGCATTGTTGGATAGCCAGCGCCTGGTGGCCACCGGATCATGCAATACGGTCATCGTCCGGATCCGGGACCGCCACGGTGTCGCAGAATCTGGGGAGAAATTCAGGTACGATTTTTTGTTGAGTGATTTACCGTACCTTGTAGCGTAGTCGGCCAGGCGTTGCAGCGCCGCGAGTTTTGCGCGGAGATCGCTGGCCGACGTGCCCGCGATAAAAATAGAAATTGCTTCCGTAATGTACTTTGCACCATCCGCGGGAGTTTCCGGGGTGAAACCATCAGCGACCCGGTATCCGCTAGTCTGTAAGTCGAGCGTTGTATCACCCTGAATTGTAAGTTGCATCATCGGGCTTTCCTCATTTCGTCGGCCACTCGATTGGCCAGCGTGTACATGTCCACATCGTTGGCGACGGTGGCATTGACGATTACAGTCGGTGATGACTGCCCTTGTGGTGGCAATGCCCCAAATGACGTTCCAGGTGTCGGCGATCGCGCACCGGCCGCTGCCGCAGCGGCTCTAATTCCAGCAGTGTCCACTGCCCCGCCAACCCGCTCAACCGTTGGAACTCCGCCCACATCCTGCCCATTAAATCCAGCCACGGCGCTATCAATAATCCCCTGAACAAAACCTGATAGATTTTCGAGCAGCCATGATCCGCTTCCGGAAATTCCATCCCAAATTTTCGAGACGATATCTCTTCCTGCTTGGCTAAATCCCGGTCCACCATCAACACATGCATCGATAATTTGTCTCACGATGTCAATGGCGGCTTCTCCCACGGAGGGAAGGGCCTCAATAATTCCAGTTATCAGTACTCCCACAATATCTACAGCTGCATCTAATAGCATTGGATATAGTTCGATAAATGCATCCAGGAATGCCCTGACAATTTCCGGAACATATTCGATCAGCATCGGCAATGCCTCAGCCAGGCCCTGGATTAGAGCAATGATGATCTGAAGGGCTGCATCGATTAGCTGCGGAAGATTTTCCAACAAGATCAAAACAATCTGCGGGATAATCGTCAGAATGGTGGGGATCAATTCCGGCAATGCCTCCGCCAGCCCAGTGGCCAGCGTGATGATCATTTTCAGCGCGGTTTCAATCAACATCGGCAGCTGCGGCACAATCCCGTTTACTAGCGTCAAGATAACCTGGATTGCGGCGTCGGCGATCAGGGGGAAATTATCCCCCAGGAATTTCACCAGCATCGTAATGATATCAACCGCAGCCCGGGCCAGCTGCGGCAGGGCCTGAGTGATAAATTGGACCAACGACGTGAGGATCTGGGTGGCTACTGGTAGCAATTCCGGGATTGCTGCGACCAGTGCCGTTGTAATTCCCGTTAAAACATCCAACGCCAGGGCGATAATTTGCCCCCGCCCAGAGATCATATTTTTCAGGATATTGGACACCAGAGCGCCGAGCCCCTGCCCCAATTTCGACATATCACCGTCAGCCGTGGTAATAACCCTGATAAATTCCTGCACATAGCCTACCACGGTGGATATAATCCCGGCCAGGGGCTCAAGAACGGGACTCAGCTCACCGACCCGGGCGAGGAATGTCTGAACGTTGCCCAGTAGCCCGGCTTTCGGATCAAACCCCTCTTTCAGCGCCGCAACGACTCCCATGGCGGCCTGTCCAGCCTCGCCGCCAAACGCTGACGCCTGGTCGCTGGTCAATCCAAATAATTTTCCCAATGACGAGACGGCGGCCGCCACACCCTGATATGCCCCTGCGGTATCCTCAGATACGATTGATGTGAACGCCTGAGCCAGGCCAGCCAGGCCGGCCGACAGGGTAGTAATGCCGTCCCGCACTTCGGCGCTGCCCAGGAATCCAGTGAGCGATTGGAATACGAGCTGCACTGCCGGCAGTAGACCAGTCCCGAGCTCTGCCTTCAAGTTTGCCCACTGGGCTGCCAGGATGCGCTGCTGGTTGGCCAGGCCGTCGCTGGTACGGCTGAAATCCCCCAACGCAGCCCCGCCCTGCTCCAGGATCAAATTGTACGCGGCCAGGGTTTTCTGTTGCGGCGTAAGCGCTTCTGTTGTGCTGCTGGTTATCCCCAGTTGGAACGCCTTCTGCCTCAAGGTAGCGTCGTCCAACATGATGCCGTACTTGCGCACCCCCTCAGTTTCCCCCCGCAGAGCGGCAGTAATGGCCTCAATAGCGCCCTTGGGAGTGTCATTGAAAAACGACGCAAAATCAGACGCCACGCTCACCAAGTCTGTGCTGAAATCAACCAGGGCCCCACCGGTGAGGCCCGCGGCTTTCCCGAAGGTTGCAAAGGTCGCAGCGGCGTCCAGCGCCTGCTGCTTTGATTGTCCCAACGAAAACGCCGCGTCAGCCGCGAACTCATTTATCGTGACGGCGCTTTCCCCGAACAACGTATTGATTTTGTTGGCTGTTTCGGCCAAGTCGCTGGCCGGGCCGATGGTAGTGCCGAAAAATCCGACCAGGGCCACAGTCCCAGCCAGGGCAACCGTCGTCAGTGTAGTAGCCACTCCCACGCCGATCGCCGCCACATCTTCCAGAACGCCGCCCACCGCAGATTTTACGGATTGAGCGGCGCCGGCGGCTGCGCTGCCAAGCCCTTTCAATCCAGAAATCCCAGAGACCGCCGCCCGGGCCAGCCCTGAAAGCGCGCTTCCCAGTCCTTTTGTCGCCTGAGTGGCGTCAGTTTCTGCATTCTCCAAATTCTGGACGCTGTTTTCGGCGTCGTCGGCGGCGCTGGCCATCTCGCCCAGGGCGTCGTTCGTTTTTGATAGCTCACGCTGCATTTTATTCAGCGTTTCTGTTTCTCGATTGAGCTTGATCTGCAGCTCCTGGGCGGCTCGACTATTCGCTCCCTGCTCCGCCGCCACCCGCTCATATTCCAGGCGCAGGGCACCTGCTTTTACCTGTTGCACCTCGATTTGCCGAGTCAGGGACTGGGCACGCAGCGTCAATCCATCGGCGCTCTTAGCCCAATCCCCCATCGTGGCCGAAGCGGCACGAAATCCCGACTCCAATACCCGAAGTTCCCGGTTTGCTGCCGTGAGTCCGGTTTTGAGGTCTGTCGTGTCTAGTCCCAACTTACCGAATAAATCTCGTACCGCTTCGTCGCCCATGTTCCTCCTACAGCCAGTCAACCTGGTCGCAATATGTACGCCCAGCTGGCCCGGCCTGGTCACCGGCCAGCGCAAAAACGATCCTCAGCAGCGTGTCCACATCCGTCTCGTCAATCAACGATGGGGGCCAGCCATAGGCCCGGATCAACGATATCTCCGTGGCCACCAGGTCATCGATATCCAGTGAGTTGCTGGCCGGCGGGGTTAATCCCCCGCCGGCGTAGGGTTTCGCGCCGGAACCGCGCCGCGGGCGCGGGCCATGATCGCTTTCAACACGGTCGTAACCTCTTCGATGCTGGAATAATTCCCCAGATCTTCCGTGGTAAATTTGTTGCCGAAAATCGCCACAATCAACACATCGATAGCGTTCAGGGATTCCTCCGAAAGATTTTCGGGATGTTCCAGATCGATGTGTTTCAGGAGTTTGGTCAACTCTTTGAGGATCTTCCACTGAATAAAGGCGCGGCTATGCTCCGCGACCACTTCCCCAGTGTCAGGATCATAGAACGTCAGAATGATGGGCGGGGGAGGAAGAGGAGTATGCATTGATTACCTCCTATGCCGTCGTAAAACTGACGACAGTCGTCAGGGTTTGGCCGTACACATCGGCGACACCATTGATCATGATGTAATACTCGGTCGCTGCCGCCAGGTTTCCGGTTGGATTAACGGTCATAATCGTCTTTCCAGCGTTCAAGGATCGCACAGTAGTGAAAACACTGGCGTCGCTCGCCTTAATCAAGGCCACATTGTTGATCGCCGCATTGACCAGCGCGTTGTTGAAGGTCAATGTGAGGTCCGCCCCGACCAGCACACCAGTCGCATTGTCAACCGGAGAGCTGCTGGAAAGTGCCAACGCCGACGGCGCGCTGGAACCAGGAACCTGCACGGCACTGAACCAACCCGTAGCGCTGAAATTCGTCACGTCGTCGTCACCAACCACGCGCTTTAAGGTGTTGACGCTGGAATCAGCCAGGGTCCACTTGTAGGTAGTTTTGATAGCCGTGAAGGTGACCTGGATAGTTTTAGGCTCCGGCTGGGCCTTTTTAGTCGTCGCCTCCTCTTTGATGCTGTCGAATTTCCCTTTCAGATACCAGAAATACCGATATCCACCGCTGGAACGAAGGGAGCGAAAACCCAGGGCGAAATAAGGCGCGACGCCGGCCTGGTCGAAAATTCGTCCAGTAGCAGAATCGAAGACACGGCCATTAATCAGGGCCTGGAGCTCCAGCGGCAGGCCGGTTACCGTCAGGGTGATCTTAGTTTCACCTTCGGCGGTCATCACATCGAAAGGACCGTCGTCGGCAAACTGGATCTCAAACGAGCTACTCGGTTCCTGGCTGGCCTCAGCCGCCGGCGCGAACCACTGTGGAGTTTCCGCAACATAACCAGCCGCATCGTCCTGCGTGATCAGGGCAATGTAGATGGAATCAAGGCCGATCGGGGATTTATATTCCCCGGGATTTGCATTAACAGGAGTCATCGCCTTTACCCTCCTTCGAGGTAAGAAAATTCCATCGCCAATCCATAATGGCGGCTTTGGAGAGAAAAGGGCTGTTCGGTGTCCGGACCATGCGTAAATCCGGCCACTATCATTGCCCCCGCAATGTCAGGAACAGAATTCAGCCCGGCCCGGCTCCAAAACGTAACCTGCATGGTGCGCCGGCGCGAAACTTCGCCATCGTCAGCGTGCTGCAGGGGCGGGCTGGAGATCATCTGGTAAACGATATAGGTGTCGGGTAGACTGGTGCCCGATTCAACGATGTAGGTATTGGCCGCCAGGGGGAGTCCCAGCGGCGTCAGCGCCGATTTGACGCGCTCCCAAATCGTGGTCATCGGAATTTCTCCCGGAGATAGTCTTTCATCGCCCGACGGGCCTTTGTTCCATCTTCGTCGAAGGTCGGGCGGATATATGGATGTGCCGGCATTGAGCTGGTGCCGTACTCCTGAGAATTACCATATCGAGCTGAGTCTGCATCAGTCCCGCGCAACAAGCCCACCTCTATGTAATAAAAGTTCCCGTCCCGTTTTACATCGGATTTCCGAAGCTTGGACTTCAAATTTCCAGTAAGGACTTTTACTCTCTCTTGCATGCCCTCCAGCAAGACATCGGCCCCCACATTGAGAGCATCCGCCACGGCCTCATCAATATTGGCGCCGATCGCCGCCAGTTCCTCCAGAAACGCATCAAAGCCCCGCGTGCTAAGGTATGCCCGGTTTGCCATCATCCACCTACCACGGCCCGGACCTTGAGCTCCAGGATCTCTGATCTTTCACCAATGTTGTCTATCGAGACGATTTCAAAGACCTCGCTCCCCTTCTGTACCCTCCATGTCAGGCCCAGGTCGGCCCTGTACCGGATGCGCACTGTGGCGGCCCGGGTCGCCTGGATAGCGGCGGCGGCCCAGGCCTCCGCCCCGTGCGCGTTTTTCCAGTCGGCCATCACGGCCCCGTTCGTCGCCGCCGTGTAGGTGGGCGTTTTAAAGCCGCCGGCGTTGGCAGACTCCACCGGCTGCAGCAACGTGATAGGCGTGCGTAAATCGCCCGGATTGAACGTCTTTCCCCCTATGTTCATGATCCCGCCTCCAGTTCCAGTGCCAGGACCTCTAGCTGGAGCAATACCGCAGTCAGGCCATAGTCCAACGTCGTCATGCCGCTGGCCGCCATCGCGGGATTCTCATACCACAAGGTCAACAGCATCATGGCGGCCGCCTTGGCCTCATCCCGCACCGGATTATCTGCGGCCCAATCCCGACCGGTGGCCCTCTTGATGTGCGCGTCCACCAACGGCATCAGAAACAACATCGTGGCATCGGTGCTTGACGTTCTTAAAACATTCGCCCCCTCCGCCGCTGTCAGGATATTAGCCATAGGGCCTCCTAAACCAGGTACACCAGAGTTACCTCTTTGGACCCGTCAGGAGTCCCGCTGAGGCTGTACAGATTGCGCTCCAGATCGGCGCTGACGGCCAGACTACCGCCGTCGGCACTGCCATTGAAAAGCTTGACTAGCAACATGGCCGCGTTTTCCACTATGTGAGGAAGCCCAAGTTTCTTGGCAATTCCAACCGAAACCGTATCTACCGGCACCCCGGCCTGAGTGTTGGCGCTGGCCGGCGCCGCCGTGATCCCCACACAAGTGCCGTCGGCAAGCGCGACATTCAACGTGCCATCGTCGGCGGCATACACCTTTCGCGTTAAGATGATGCTGGCGTCAGCTCCGCCCACAGTAAACATAGCGGTGATCGCAGCGTCGTCGGTCAGTGCAGTCCGGATCTTTTCCGCCCACTGCGCCGCCGTGTCGTTTTCTAGCACGGCCACCGCCAGGGTCTTGGGATTCCCCGTCATGCCGGCAGCCGTCACAATGACCTGAGCGTCGCCGCTGGAGGTGATCGTGCCGGCCGCCGTGGCCGTCTCGATTTGGTACGCCGGGGCGTGGGTCTGCGCCGGCAGGTCCACCTGGTCGACCGAAGCGAAGGCTTCGACGCCCTCTACCTCCGCCGACCCATTGAGTGTAATCGTATCCTCGATCGTTGTGCCGGCGACATTGGTCCCCGTCACAACTACGTTCCCCACAATCCCTGCCACATTGCCCTTTATCGTGACCGTGCGGGGGAAATCCGGCGCCGTCAGGCCCTCCGTAATCTCCTGGGGGCTCCCCCCCAGATTGGTGGCCGGCAGCACAGCGACGGCCGATACCGCCGCCGGCGCCAGAGTGTACCGCTGGGCGAACATTGCCTGCAGCGTTCCGGCATTCAGCGCAGGCGCACCCTGCCGCAGATTGGCCGGTGTCAGGGCCCGCGTCCCCAGCGTTTCGGCCTGGGCCTCTGCATCCGTCGCCAGCTCCACCAGGCCGGCCGCCGTCGTGCTGGCTGCGGTTGCATCCAGCACGGCGGGCAGATTGGCGGGGGTGAGTAGGGCGGCTTGGGATGATTTGGCTACTGCCTCCGCATCCGTGGCCAGCACGGGCGCGGAGAAGGTGCCGTCGCCGTTGACGATCTCCAGCTGTAGTCCGGCAACCCGCTTTCGATCAAGGTCATTAATCCTCAGCGCCCGTCCCATGGCTCCCGCTTACGCGGTACCCTCAGCAGGCGAAACATGCAGTTCCCCGACATTGGTCTGCGGGAGTTCTTTCGCGTTGAATTGGAACGCCAGGCAACAGGTAGGCGTGGCAGTGTTGGCGTTGGGCACCGTGATAACGGGTCGAACATAGCGCTCCAGCGGTTGCACGATCTCCAGTACGGCCAAACCTTTGGCCGAAATCGTAGTCGAGAAAGCCTTGGCCGTGCCGGCCAGGTCGGCCGCCCCGGTAAAGTCAGACACCGCAGCCTGCTGCGCCTTGATGCTGAAATCAAGAGCTTCCCCCTCCAGGGCGCAGACGACAAAGGTCACGCTGTCGAAGCCCTTCATATCGACGCCCGTCCCAGTAAGGGACTCATTGTCGGCGCTTTTCAGCGCCTGCACCGAAACCTTGCTGTCTCTGAAAATGCTGAACATTGATCCATTCCCCCTTTACGCCGTCAGGATATCGACCATGGCCGCAAAACTGGCTTTACGCCGGATCACCGTGTCCACATCCTGCATGGCAGTGATCAACACCTTGCCCGACGTGCTGTTGCTGTAGGGGTCCACGATCAGATCCAGGCCGCCCCAGTAGGCGAACGTCAGGTCGGCCCAGTTCCCGAAAATCATCGCCGAGCACGTGGACGCATTACCCTTCACCAGGTCAGACCGGATCTGATTGGTCGCGTAGGCGTCGTACCCGTTAACCTGGTTGTTCTCCCAGATGAAGCCGTTTTGGTTGGTGACCTTAGTGGTCTGCTTCAACTTTCCCCGCACCAGGGCATTGGTGATGTACGCCGTCCGCCCGATGTCGGCATTGGCCACGGCAACTTTGCTCTCCAGGCCGACCATATGAGCCCACGTAGGGGCAGCCCCATTGGTACCGCCTTCGACAATCTCAATGCCGGCGTTGAGAACGCCCAACGGCTGGTTCTCACTGCCGAGGCCATGGATGCCCACAAAGTCGGACTCCAGGGCCAGCGACTCGGCCAGATCATCCCGCGCCAGCATCTCCACATCGATGCTGGATTGCTGGAGCATCCGCCGCGTGAATTCGAGATAGGCCGCTACCGTCCGCGGGCGCACCGCAATCTGCCCAAAGCCCAGGGTGCTCTTGGTCGGGGCGTTCCCTTCTCCAATCCAGTAGGCCCGGGCACCGGCGGTTTTGGTCGGGATGTCCAAATTACCGACCAGGCCGGTCAACGTCACCGCGCCGGCAGTGCGCAACACCATCTTGTTGCGGAGCAGGTCCACGAAGGACGCCGACGCCAGTTCGGTAGCGATGGTATACCCGCCCAGGGCCGGATCTCCCGCCATGTTGGTATCGACAACCCGCCGTCCTTTCACCGGATGAACTGGAGCCTGCTGGATATCGAACGGGACGAAGAACCCCTGCGGAGTGCGTCCCAATTTTTCAGCCATCGCCCGGCTGGCATCCAGTTCCAGTCCCGCATTGTCCCAGGCCCGAGGGTTGGTGTGGGCTTCGGCCGCCGCGTTAATGGCCCGGATCAGGCTGTATTTCCGGATCTCCTGATTAGACATCCCGATCTGCAGATCCTGATCGGCGCGCCCGGGCACAAAAAGCCGGCCCGGATCGCCGCCGGCCGGAGCCGTCCCCTCGCCGCTGGCCCCACGCATCGACAGATAGAGCTTGTTGGCATTATCGGCCTGGGCGCGGGCCTTATCCAGGTCCGGGAGGATTTTCATAGCCTCATCGGTCTTCTCCTGAGTGAACAGGTCATCCATGCGCCCGGCGATTTCCCGCACGCGCGCCTCCGCCGTCTGAACCGCATCGTAGTAGGGTTTCAGATTCATAGGTCTCCTTCACCGTAAGAGTTTTACTTCATCGCGGAGGCGCTTTACCTCCGGCGCGATGACCGCCGTAGCCGGCTCCTGCATAAACTGATCCCGCAGAGAAGCCGGAACGTTCGCATAGTTTCGGAGCGCGTTGGTAACCGCGATCGCCGCCGCCGGCGCCGCTTTGTTTCCCCCGATCACTTCATCGGCAAAGCCCATCGTAACGGCCTCGTTGGCCGTCATCCAGGTTTCCGCTGCCATCATCCGCGTCAACCGGTCCACGCTCATCCCGGTACGCGCCGCGTAGGTCTCCACAATCCCGTTCCGAATCGTTTTCAGCTCACTCAATAAACCTTCTAGGGTCGTAATATTGAGCGACGCCAACCAAACAACGACCGCAGGATCGTGGATCATCATGTAGGCGGAGTCTTGAATCAAAACCCGATCCCCCGCCATGGCCACGATTACCGCAGCCGAAGCGGCCATGCCGTCGATTTTCACCGTGATTTTTCCCGGGTAATCCTTCAGGATGGCGCGGATTACCGACGCCGCAATCACATCCCCGCCCCCAGAGTTCAATCTGATGGTAATCGGCCCACCGGCACCGCGGTCGTGAAGATCTTTCTTGAATTTCCCAGGGGTAATATCGTCTTCGTACCAGCTATATTCAGAGATATACCCATAGAACTCCAGCTCCGGATCTCCCCCTTCGCTTTCCACAGCATCCCGGAATCTCCAGAATGCCTCATGAGGTTTTTTCGTCCCGTCGAAACAGCGAATAGGCTCCCCCATCAATGCTCTTCCTCCTTTCGTTCAGTTCGTTCAGTCGCCGATTTCACAACCGTCTGGAGCCTTCCGTCTGGAAGGACTACGGCCATATTCGCAGGGACATAATGACTATCCCCACCGGGGAACGACGGGTTGTCTTCAATCGCCCGGGCTTCATTGATGGTCATCAGGCCGGATAAAACCTTCTTCGAGAGATATTCGCCCCGCGTTTTAGAATCCGTCCGCATCAGAGCGTCACGATTGAAGCGCCAGTAATACGAGGATTGCTCTTCCAACGTCAGCCAGTGCAGCTGTGCGGCCTGCTCCCAAGCCACCAGATAAGGGTCGAGAGTAGTGGCCAGATAATCCAGGGCCTGCTGCTCATTGCTGGAATAACTCTGTTTGCCCATGTTCAGCTTGTACAAGGGCAAACCGAAGAAATTTGCAATATCGAGATCCGTAGCCTCGATGGACTGAAGGAACTGGGCATCGACGGGACTGATCTGAACGGCCTTGTAGTCTTCGACCTTGTTATCCAGGATGGCCAGCCGGTAAGCGTTCGCGCTTCCACTCATCGAAGACTCATACTCCTCTCGGATCTTTTGACGAGACTCCGGCGACAAGGCCCCGTTAAATTTCATGATCGCCGCCGGCATTAACCCTTGCGAGTACAGCATATCCTGAGTTTCTCCGGCCCCCTGCCGCCTCCCCAAGGTATCCCGCGCAAAGGCGATCACGCTGCGCCCCAGGAAACCATCCTCCGAGTTGATCATCAGGTGCAGAACCTCAACTGACGGCAGTTCCTCGGTTTGTCCGTTAGAGAACGTTGTCCGATACCACAATTGCCCATCCTCGGCGATATAGGGCAGGGTCGCATTGGCGGCCAGGAGGAATAACTCCCGCTGCCGGCCTGGAGGCATCCATATGTAAGCGTTCCCCCAGTAAAGCAACCACATCACCGCCGTTTTTTTTAGGTAGAAGGCGGTCTGGTAGCGGTTGGGCTGGATCTCCACCACATAGGCCATATTCCTGTTCCGTCCATCCGGGCGGATGCGTTGAATATTCCCATCTCCCCGGGCCAGGAACAGCTGCAACGGAAGCTTTGCAATATCGTCGCTCAACACCGCCCCACATCGGTAAGCTGTAGCAATCCGTTTCACGCTGTCAGGTGTTATAGATTGCCCGGATCCGGCCGTCAATGAATATCCACCCCCGACCAGTTCAGGGCGGGTCCAGGTCGGCGTGACCAGATTTGTTCTAAGAGCCCTTTTCAGCCGACTGATCAGCATCGTTTCCTCCATCGTTCCCCAACCCAACGGCAACGCCTCCCACAATCAGAAGGCCCCCTGCCATAAAAATGCCGGCGATCGGATGACACAAATAGGCGCCATACGTGATCAGGCCGGCGCCGGCCAGGATCATCAGATCATCCAAATAACGGAAAATTTTCATCACATCCCCCATTGCCCGGTCCGGATCAGTTCGTCGAGATCCACCGTGCCCTCGTAAAAGATTGCCCGGGCCTCAGCAATTACCATAGCGGCAGTAAAATCAATCCGTTTCGTTGTAATGGTCCCGCGTCCCTTTGTTTCCTTGACGTACTTCTTCAAACCGGACCCATTGACAGCGATAGATGTATTACCAAAGCACCAACGGGCAGTAAGGTTATCTTGGTGCGTCATTGTGCCGGCTTTCAATTCGACCTCAATCTGATTCATCGCGTTGGTCAGGCCCACCATGGTTTGGGGAACATGAACGCAAACCAACTGATAATCCTTTTCCAGTTCCTGGAGCAACATGGCCGCAAAAGCCCGATCCGCGTCGATTTCCTTCACTTTGTAAAGTGCACACCACAATAAAATCGTTTGCTTAACGATGGTGTAATCGACCACAGTTCCAGGAGTGGCGATGATATATCCCTTCTCTACCCATTGATCGTAGGGAACGTGATCTTTTTCAATCCGCTCACGCATGTTCTCTTCGGGAATGAAGCCTAACCAGATAACCCGCCAATCCAGTTGCGCTCCCTGAGGAGGAAAAATAGCCGATATCGCTGTCAGATCGGTAGTGCTGGAAAGGTCCAAACCGATGTAGCACTCCTTCCCCAGCAGGCTTTCCATATCCCAATCGCCCACAGTATTGTCAAAAAGTTCCAGGGGTAACCACCCCGTTAGTTTTGTTGAAACCCACTGGTTCAACACCAGCCAACGGAATAATTTTTCATTGGCTGCATTCTGCTGAGCCTTGTGAGCTAATTTACGAATTGCATCAATCTTGATGGTGTGTCCCAGCGAGGGATTGGCTTTATACCAGTTCTCCTCGTTGTAGATGTCATCTCCGTCATATGCAAAAATGACGACATACCAGGTAGGATCGATAATGTCTCCCGAAGCAACGCGCATGGCATAGTCATGCAATTCCCATGCAATAGAATTTCTGTCCGGATCATCGCCGGCGGTCGTAATGACCCATACGATGGGCTGGTCGCGCGCCGATCCAGACCCAAAGGTCATCACGTCCCACAAATGCCTATCCGGTTGGGTATGAATCTCGTCGAAAATAATGGCCGACGGATTCAAGCCATGCTTGGTCGGGACATCTGAACTGAGCGCCATGTAATAGGAGTCGCCGGCATAAATAGTGTTCTCTGAAGCAACAATTCGGCTACGTCGGCTCAAGGCTTTGCATTTTTGAGTCATTACCTTGGCGCCTTTGAAAACTATCTTGGCCTGATCCTTATCTCCAGCGCAACCGTAAACTTCGGCCGATGGTTCCCCATCGGCATGTAAGTGGTAAAGAGCAATCCCGGAAGCGAGGGTACTTTTCCCGTTCTTTTTGGGCAGTTCAATCCAAACGTATTGATATTGTCGGAACCCATCTTCATCAACCGTGCCATAAACATCCCAAAGCGTATCTCTCTGCCACTTTAACAAGGTGAAAGGCTTGTCTTTATGTCGTCCGGACGGCGGCACCAACGCCTCAAAAAACGTGATGACATTCTGGGCTTTGCTTTCATCGAACGGCATATAATCCCTCACCGTTAAAAGAAAAACAAAGATAAAAATCATCCCGTAAAGGACTCGTTTCATTCTTCATTCCTCGAAACTCTATTCAGCAAGGCTTCCATCGGATCTACTGTCTTATTCTTGGATGTTTTATCCTTTTCCTCAGGAGCAGTGCCGGCCCGTGCTCGTGGTGTCATGTAAAGTGATTGCCGCAGGAGCAGCAGAAATTTCCGTTTTGAATCGCAACGGGCGTCGATAACTCGTAGTTGGTTTTGTGCCTTCAGAAGTTTCGAGAAAATATCTGCCCGCAGCTCCACATCGCAATCATCAGGGAGTTCCTTGAACGTCTTATCCATCGTGCGCCAGGCCGAGTGAGCCGCCGATCTCATATCGTCCAAATCTGCCAGTTGCGACATTGCCAGGCAGTAATCGACCATCAAATCAAAGTCCAGCGCCGTGACAATCTCCGCCTTCACGCTGGAAAACAAACGCCTTAATCGGCGCCAATGGGAGGAGGCCACCGGATCTGAAGAAATAGACGCAGGGGCTTTTACCGGTAAATCGCGAGTCGGCGTCAACGCCTCTTCGGCCTGCTCCCGTCGGGCGATTTCCTCTTTTGTTTCATGCCGTACTACTAAATCAGACGGCTTTTTAGCTGGCATTGCAAAAATCTCCACATTGGGAAAAAATCTCGCGTTCGTCCCCGCTTGCGCTCGACAATCCCCCACCAAAACTTTCCGAGGGGGTTATCCCTGCCTTACCTCTTCTCTTGTGCGCCGCGAGTGGCACTCGTGGCACAAAGAAAGCAACGGGCTCGATACAAACAGGGCAGGGTCCCCGCGGTGCCGCACCTGGTGGTGCACGTCGGTCGCCGCGACGTAAAGACCCTTCGCCAAACAATCGGCGCACCATGGATTAGCCTCAAGATGAGCCTTCCGACGCTTCTGCCACGATCGTCCGTAGAGCCGGTGCTTGATCTTGTCTTCCCGCGTCTGTCTCGTCTGGCGCTGCGATGCGGCCGCTGCGTGCTTTGCGCAGTAGCCACGTTCTACTAAGGCTGAGCAGCCTGGTGACGAGCAAGGCTTAAGAGGCATGGTCCAACTCGAATTCCAACACTGCGATATGCGCCGTAAGACGCTCGATCTCTGCCCGCAAATCGTGAACGGATCTGGTTGCGTCCTTCAATTTGATAGGCATTGCTTTGTAGATTTCTTTTAAGCACTCGACTTCAACATGGGAATGTTGCGAAAGACGATTCTTTTCCACGAGGCCATAAAAGAAAAAAAGGATGGGATAGGTAAGGCACATCTTGAAACTGAGCTTGCGTAACCGCTTCAGCTCAAATTCTGCATGCACCAACAATTCCCGCATTGTTACCAATCGGTTCACATTGTCGACCAACTCGGATTGAAGTTTCTCTCGATAGTTAACGCTGTTCATCTTCGTCCCTTCCTGCGCTGCGCGGGATCTACCTCATGCCGTCGGATAGGCCTCATTGCCACCTGCGGCCGCTTAGAGTAGCGCAGCACCGGTGCGCCTTTCCGTACAACAGACTCTTCTTCCCTTAATGCGAGTCTTGCTTCTTTCAAAGCATTGGCCAAAAATGCATTAAAAGCATCCCATTCTTCAGAAGAAGAAAACATATTAGGCGATTGCATCATCGTCACCATCGGGGCTTTAATTACCTGCGTATTCATCGGCGCCTTTGAACGCTGGATAGTAGAGGCCCGGCCAGTTGTCGCGTTCCCAGGGAAGGGCTTCGTTCAGCGTTGCCGGCGCGACGAACATATTGGGGTTTCCCTTGCAGGCCTCGACGGCCATTGACTCCGTCTCGAAGAACCCCATGAATTCCCATTGTTCACCTTCTCCGCACCACTTGCCAACAATCCAAAACGGAACTGCACTGGGAACAATGGGGATTGGCAACCCTCGTCCTGATAGAATCTCAAACATGGCCTTATCAGCATCTCCGAGATCCTGGTTGCAGGCCGCCGCCGAAGGGGTGACCGGCAATGCCTCGTGGCCCAGGGATAGAGAAGCATTCCAGTGCCGTCCCCGGCCTCTGCCCCCAGATCCTCCACTCCAGGAACCACCCAGGCCACGCCGGCCTGGACGACCTGGGTGGCACTTACGGCAGTAGGGGCCGGCATACGTCCGGCCACAGTTCTTACATGTTTTTGGGGTATTTCGCTTCACCATGATCCACCCGCCTGTTCCAAACCGGATATAACGGCCAACAGTAGCAACGTCCAGATGACGATCAACACAAAGTCAAACAGGTCGGGATCTGTTGGCCAACGTTCAGCGCTCATGATCCAAACATCACCCGCGCCTGCCCCGTGACCACAGCCCAAAGTAATCCAACGATGAGGGCCCCCACAACGGTGGCGACCCACTTTAGGCTGTCGATGGCCGGCTTGATCTCGGGAATTGTTTTCTCAAGGGCTACGACCCGTTTGTCCAACCCGTCAACTTTACCTTTGAGGTCGGATTGCATCCATTCATCCCGCAGGGTTTCCAGGCGGGCTCGCTGTTCTGCGTTGGCAGTATCGATGCGAGAAATCCAGGCCGTGAGATCCTCCCGGAGTCCCTTAACGGACTCATTGAGCAGCGCGATCTGCGTGCTCACGCTCACTTCCTGGTCTGGTACTGAACGGCTGGTCTGCGGAGTCATTTTTTGTCGCCCTGGGGAATGATAACCTGGGGAGGAGTGACAACCGGACGCGCCATGACGCGCTGCAGCTGCTTTGCAGCCAGCTGCTGAGGTTTAATGATCGCGTGGTAGGTGGCCGTTCCGAAACCACATGCTATCAGGCCGCCGGCGATCGGCGCCCAGTAGGCTTCAATGACGGGCCAGGCGTCCGCCGGAATGAACTGCATAAGCAGCCGCGCAATGACAGGAACGCCGATAATCAACACAGGAAAGACGATGCCTTTGATATCCGACGGCAACCGCTGGAACCAGGCCTGTTTTTCCGCCAGAAATGCCGCGACGACGCCACCGCCGGCAGCCGTGCCCAACAACAGGATGAGATCCCGCAGCCCCGGAAGGCCCACCGGTGCGGACCCGTCACCGGCCGGAGGCTCTCCCTGAGCCATCACCCCACCTACCAAAACCAACGTCATCAAAACAACCAGCCCGGCAACTGCAAAACTCTTCGCCTTCATCGAAAACCCCCTTGATTGAAATAAAAAAAAACCGGGGCCACGTTTACGAACGTGGTCCCGGTACTTAAAGCCGCTGACGAACCGCTTACGGGTATGCCTGCCGGCGCCCTGGGGGTCCGGCCCGGCACCGCGCCTTCGGTGGGAGCTTGCGGTCATACTCGCGGCGGATACGAACTAATTCACCATCCTGGATCACCAACACGACTTCTCCAAAGCCGCCGCTCTCTTCGCAGACGGCGTTAAAATCCCGTTCTATTTCTTGAATTGCTTCTTGTGTTAGCGCCATGATTTATCCAAACCCCAACCGTGTAATAACTCAATTATAACGAGATACAAAAAAGAGGTTAATCTGTCAAGCTACAATTGTGTTACGAATTCGTTAACGTTGGCTTTTATGCAGTAAATGCTATAACAGGTATTCATTTATGGGAGGATACATTGAAAACTGAGCATAACTGCATTTATTGTTCGCGCCCTGCGACCCAGGGCGTTAGCCTCATTATAAAAACGGCAGCGCGCCGCGTGGGGGCTTTGCCCCGTTTTGAACGAGCCGGCGGGGTGGTATGGGTTTGCGATGAACACGCGCCGCTCTTGGCCGTGTTTGTGTGGACAGATCGGCCGCGGGCTGGTGACCATCCCACGGCCGTACCCCAAGCGGACTAATAAGAAACGCCGGGATGGTGACCATCCCGGCGTTTCTTATTTTATGTTTGGAACCCCGCTTGGACCGCCCGAAAATTCCCCCGTTTGAGCCTGTTGCTTTTCCTGTTGCTTGTCTGGTAATTGCGGATGAGCCTGATTAAGAATCTGGTTCATAATAAATCCATAGGCCCAATGTGCTTTATCAGCTCCTCGGAACTCAAATGTAAACTTTCCGGCCGCAGTCAATAAGGTTATTTCGCTGGTTTGGAAAACAATCCCTTCGTCGGCCGAAGCAACTGCGATAACCTGGTTGTAAGGAAGTGATACCATCGACTTCTTTTTCGTAATTACACCCTGATCATAAAAAATGATCCGTTGATCCGAGATCCCGACAAACCCGGTGCCACCACCCTTGCAGTCATAAACGGCATACAACGTCTCGCCTTTGATTATATAAGGCACAATTCGATCATATTGATTCTTGATATCATAGACGGTTTGGAATGCCATAGGATCCTTTCCTGATATAGAATTTATGAAAAAGGACCGGATCTACCCGGTCCTTTACTCGTTGACAACTATCTTAAACGATGTATAATTTTTACACGCAACGCTTAGGAGGCACACCATGGCTTGGACCACTAAACAGCTGGCCGAAGCCGCCCGGGTGACGAGCATCTATGTTCGTCAAGAAATACGAGCCGGAAACATTAAGTGTGAGAAAATAGGACGGGATTGGTTGATTGATGACGAGGAAGCTCAGCGTTGGTTGTCAGAACATCGGTTTACTCGTCGAGATTACGTCCAAAAGATCTCAGATGAATCTGGTAAGTGAGGGCGCCTAAAAAGCGTTTGGGGAACGTCGTACTCACAAAGCAAAACGTTCCCCGCCCGTGTGGAACCTTAACAATTGAATATCTGATTATAACATAATTGAGACACTCAATTGTCTCGGCCTGTTTAGCGTTACACCTACATCTTGCAGGATGAAGGGGTAACGTCGGACACTATCCTTGTAAATTGATGGCAACGAAGTGGGCGGTATAGGGCTCGAACCTACGACCTCCTCTGTGTAAGAGAGGCGCTCTAACCGACTGAGCTAACCGCCCAAATTGCAGCATTAAAACCAGTTAATCGCCTTAAGATTGTATCATTTTTTAAGGATTTAGCAAATCCTTTAAGCTACCAAAGGCCGGCCCTCCCCACCGCTGTTATCCTGGGCCGGCTTGGCGGCGGCATGTCGCCCTTCGGCCCGGTCCACAAACACGCCCATCCGTTGCACATGTTCGGCGCACACATAGACCACGCCCCCTACCCGCTCATACTTCGGCAGGATCGTCGTCCCTGGAATGCGATCCGTCAATTGCAGAATCAAGGTTACGGCGTGCCGTGCCGGCTTCCCGCAGTAAATACACTTTTTCATGTTGTTCGCTCCTCGATAGATACCACGGTCAACACCGTGGCTTCAACCAGGCTCCCCCATAACCGGCCCTGCACCAACACGCGATTCCCCTTCACGATCTGGGCCACGCGTCCGGCCGGCCCGTGCACAGTGACCAGCGGCGCCCCTACCTCCGTCTGGATGTCGATCAACCGCTGATTCAAATCCATCGCTACCACCACGCCCCACAAAGTGACCAGGCTCCCTTGAGGCTCCCGGCCCGCCGGGACCACCACCAACACCCGCAGATCGGCCTCTCGAAAAGCCAGGATGTGCAGATCCCGCTTCAAGGCCGGCAGCGGCGCATTCACGTCGCCGCCGGCCAGGGCTATGATCTGCCTGATGATCTTCTCGGTGGGTTTCCCCGCCGTCATCTCAAGAGACGCCCCACAGGTGAAATGCGCGCCTGTACTTCGCGCACATCCTCCGGGGTCGTATTGACGTACCGCATGGTCGTGGATATTCGACTATGGCCCATCACGGTTTTCAAGGTCACTAAGTCGCCGCCGTTCCGCATCCAATTATGCCCAAAGGTATGCCGGAAAAGCTGCGGACCAACGTTCCGCTTGACCTGGGCCTGCCGGCCACAGCGTTTCACCAACTGCCGCAGTCCCGACGTGGTAAACTGATCCGTGCCGATGCCCGGAAAGGCCCAGGTGCCGTGGATATGATCCGCTTCCCAGTAGTTCACAATCGCCTGAACCACCAGCGGTTCCAACGGCACGCACCGCTCTTCCTGATCCTTGCCCAACACCCGGATATGCAACTCACTGAGGTCCACTTTCTCCCGCGGCAAGCTGACCAGCTCGCCGGCCCGGATCCCCGATCCCAGCAACAGCGTGAGGACGGCATAGCTTTTCTCCCCCTGGTCCAGGGTCTTGGAGGCCGCCAACATCGCCTTCACTTCATGGTCCTTCAAGAAATCCGGCAACCGCTTTTTCTGCGAAGGAGACTCCATCCCCTTCATCGGCGATTCGATCCGATATTTCGTATTACACCAGTTGAAAAACGCGGACAGCGTGTTGTAATACGTAACAATCGACCCGGGCTTCGCGCCGTTTTTGCGCTTGTACTCCAGGTATTTCAAAATGTGCTCCTCTGAAAGATCCTCAATGTGGGGGTTGTTTATCTGCGATGCGAACGCCAACACTGTCTCATAGTACCGTTCGATGGTCCGTGGTGATCTCCCCAACGTGGTTTTGGATTTCAGCAGAGCGCTTAACGCTTCACATAACCGCATAATCGACTCCTGAGTTTCTAGTATGGTACAGATGTAACAACTCAAACGGTACAGAAACAACTTTATTATTTTAAAAGATGAAATCTTAAAATCAATGCAGTTAACATCTTTGTAACTCTTTTGTTATGAAGTAGCAACAAAAAGCATTATTTTTCAAACTAATTTCTAACTACTAAGCTTCTCACCTGCCTTTCAACAAAATCTCCATCGTAATCCTCGTCACCTCTTTAAAGGATTGTCGTTATTATATTACCCAAAGACAAATACACAAACAGGAACACAGTTTCAGCGGGCAAGTCCCCGGCCTACTCTGCTTCCCTCATCGTTCACAATGAATGAATGACCATTGCCAGTCCCCCTTGTCCATCGCTTCGATGCTGATGAGCCTGACCGCCCCTTTGAAGTGGGCCTTGTCCAGGATGCGTTGTTGCCGGCTCCGATCGCTTTCACTGACCAACACCAGCGCCAACGCCCCCATCAGCTCCAGCGACTTGAGCCACTTATCCAGCAGCCGTTCATTGACCTCTCGCTGTACCTCCACCGCCCACCGCCGGCCGTCGATAGTGGCCACCAGATCCGGTTCAGTGCGGATGCCCTGGGGATTATCCCCCTTGAGCACTGGGGCCGGCTCCGCGTCCACTTCATAGCCCTGCGCCCGCAGGTGATCGCGGGTCTCCAGGATCGCTACCCCATGCAGGACGCTCTTGTGCTGCTTCGCCATGACCAGCAGCTCCGACTCCACCGGCGGCCGGCCGTAGGCTTGCTCATACCACGCCCGCCCCTGCTTGGTCAACATGACCAGCCGGCGCGCTCCCCCCACCGTCGTCGACCAGGTGATCGGCTCGTTGGTCTTGGTATCCTTGAAATCCTTGATCAGCTCATCGTCGATCAACGCCTTGAAGACATTGCGCACCGTGTTCTCGTTCCGGGTCAGGCCGTCGTCCATGAGCTGCTGGATGATGCGCCAGGAGCGCCCCGCCCCCTCGGAGCCCATGAGATGCAACACCGCCTGGCTGACACCGCCGGCCACCTGAATCTGCGTCCCGGGAATTTCCAAAGTGGTCGCCCCGGTGGGCTTCCGCGCCTCCGCCCGCCGGCCGGCCTGGATCTTCCGCTGTAACGCTTCGTTCTCCGCCGTGAGCCGCTCCAGCTCCGCCCGGCTGCCGGCCAGTTCCTCTTGCAAAGCCACGACCCTGGCCTGCAACGCCTGCACTTCGGCACGATCTACGGCCAGCGGCGGCACCGGCAACGGCACAACCGGCAAGTCCGGGCCCGGGCGCTCCGGTGGGTCTTCGTAATGCTCCACCAGCAGCGCCAGGACATCGCGCAGCCCCATAAAGACCGTCGGCCAGGCATAGGCTCTGGCCGACGGTTTATAGTGCTGGTGAATGGCGTGTACATAGTGGCTGGCAGTCCAGCGAAAATTCTCGATCCGCTCCGGCGGCCGGCGGCGGGAGTGGCCCCGCGCTACCAAACGATAGGCACGGGTCAATAACTGGGTAACCTCTTCAAGTTGAGCCGTGGTAATTTTATCCAT